CTCGTACTGCTTGGGGTTGGTCGCCCGCATGGCGTCGGCGGTGACCGGCAGATAGGTGGTCATCGGATTTTCGGTCGCCCCCGGCGCCGTTGGCAGCCGCGGCGATATCATCCCCGGCATGCCCTCGGCGCCGGCGAGCTCGTCGGGACCGCGCGCAGCCGGCCTCGCAGCGGTCCTAGCGCCGGCCGTGGTGCCGATCACGGTCGGCATGTTGGTGGCGCCCAGACCCGGAACACCCGCAACAGCAGCCACACCAGGCTCGAGAAGCTCGCTCAGGCTGTGGCCGGGCCGGTTGGGGTTGGTCGGGACCGTCAACGGCCCTGGATTGAGCGGCCGGAACGCCACCTGTTGCGCGTCGGCAAACGGGTCGTGGTCGACCGGCAGGAGGTCTTGCACTGGCTGCGCCCCGAACGGATCGTGGTCGACGGGGATAAGAGAAAAGGCTCCTGCACCACTATTAAACGGATCGTGGTCGACCGGGATGAGATCAGGCGGCATTGGCGACCATCAGGTATTTGCCGGGCCGGCGCGGGTCCGGGATGTAGTGGCGGCCGTCCGGGGCCTGGCGAGCCCCAGGGATGGGCGGTGGCCGCTTGGCTGCGCCGGGCGTCATGGGTACGGTGGCGGCGCGCCGCGGCATGGGCGGCGGTCCTGCGGGCGCCTGGGGCTGTCCTGGCTGGCCATTCTGGCCCCCCGGCTGGTCCGGCGTATTGGCGTCCAGCACGCCCGCCTGCGTGATGCCCATGGCCTGGTGAACGAGCTGGGTGACGTTGGTATGCGCCTCGGACGCCGCCTTGGCGGCCTGTGCATAGCGGTGAATGGTGCCGGCCTTCTTCTCGTCCACCTCGGCGCCGAGCCGCTGGTTGGTCAACTGCTTGGCCTGCTGCGCCATCGGGTCTTGCTGGCTCATCATCTGCACGAGCTGCTTCTTGATGCTGTCCGCGATCGGCATCATCTGGATCAGGACTTGCGGCGGGATCGTCCCCGGCGGCTGTTGCGCCAGCACCTCGTAGGCGTCCTGCATCAGGTTGGCGTTATCCGGCCCTTCGTCCAGCACGATCTCGACCTCGATGTCGCCGATCGCATTGATGAAGCCGGGACGGCCGAATTGGTCTTTGCCGAAGCCGTTGATCTGGATCAGCTTCTGGGTGTCGTCGGTGCCGACCCGGATGAACCGCTCCTGGTTCCAGGTGCGTTTGACGATATTCCACACGGTACGATAAACACGCAGTTTCCACGCGCGATACGCCAATATAAACGAACCGAGTTCAGCGATGCCGGCCTTCTGAAGGTAATTAATCGCCACCCCTGAATGAAACGTAGAGTCATCTGCTCCGATGGCGTCGGGTCGTATGTTGGCGAATCCATCGATTTCGCTCGTCGCTGTCTGCATGAGTTGCAGTTGCGCCGCCAGATCGGCCTGCCGGTCGTCCGGCATCGGCTTCTCGAAGCCCTTGTTGTATTCTACCCATCCGTCGGGGCGCGAGCTTTCTCGGCGAGCTGTTTCCACATCGTCAACCGAGCCTTTCTGCGCGAAAGTGCGCGTAACATTCGAGATAAAGAGCGCTTTGGAGCGTCGTTGGTTGACTTCGTCTTGCGGGCCTTTGAGGTTGCGAACAAAACCATAGCGATCTCCATCGTGGTCGACCGCGGCCGAGAACATGACATACCGGTTCATCGGGCGGTTGCGCTCGTCGAGGAACGGCGACACGCCCTGATCAAGCAAAATGAAGCTGCAATAGAACGCCCAGTACCATTTACCTTTGTGCTTGTACCAGTGCTCGATCAGTCGAAGTCTCTGCTCGTTGACATAGACCCATTTGAACTCACGATCGGAATGCGTCGTGAGATCGAAGCCGGTATCCACCATAAGGGTCCGCAGCTCATCCTCTTTATCAGGGAAAAGCTCAATCGCAGCTTCCACATCAAGCCATTTCGCGATGCCCATATAGCGCGCATCGCTGAAATCCGGCTTATACGAACGCGGGTCGTAGAAGAAGTCATCTCCGAAGATGAAATCACCACCAATATCTGGATCGCCATGGTCGCCTTCGATCAGCTTGAGCTCGATCCCGCCGATGCCGTCGATGGCGGCCTGCTTGGTGCATTCGAAGTCGAGGTATTTGAAGTCCATCCCGTCGAGCGCGGCGCGGATGCATTGCGTTGCGAGCTCGGCGCCGCCGGCATTCTTAGGCGATCGGGGAAAAGCCTTCGGGTCTTGGCGAAGTCGCTGCACAAGCGCTGTGATGCCGTCAACCTTTCGGTTGATCCGGTTGAATGTGATGATCGGCTGCTTGCGCTGCCGTAGGATGCGGATTTCCTCGGCCGTCCAGTGCGCGCCGTGGTAATAGTGGCGCGAGACTTTCTGCTCCTCATATTCCAGCACCTTCGTTGCCAGATAGTCGGTGTATTGTTGCCGCAGTCGCGTGACCGGAAAATAGCCGTCCTCGTCGCCCGAGAAGTCGTATTCGTCGGGCGCCTCGGTGCCCCAGTTGCCCACCGTCCCGGTCTGCGACTTGAAGCCGGGATTATTCTGCGCCGCCCGGCGCCCCATGGTATCGCCGCCGAATTGCCGCCCGCCGAGCACGCCGACGCCCGAGAGAATGTTGCGCCTCGGGAGCTGATCGCCCGGATTGCTCTGCGATCGCGCCGGAAGGCCGCCGAATGCCATTATGTGCCTCTACATTGCCAGGAAGCTATCGTTGACGGGCTCGTGCTCGAACGGCTTGTAGCCGGTCTCTTCCTCGGCGACCGGCACCTTGGGCTTGCGCCCGCTCGACACCTGATCGAGGAGCTGTCCCAGCAGCCCCAGCGCGTCCACCTGGTCGTCGTGCTTGCCGGCCGGGAAACTCAACAGCTCGGAACGGAATGCCGCGTACCACGGCGCCGCGGTCGGGACGTGCAGCCCCTGCAGCGCCATGCGGCCGCGGATGGACTGCGCCCGCACCGCCTTGTCGCCGCGGGTCGGAAACTGCTCGCGACCGATCCAGGCCTTGCGCTCGATCAGCCTTTGATCGAGGAACGGCCCGATGCCGGACTTGATCTGGCCCTGCTCCTCGGCCCACAGCCACGGCTTCCATTCCAGCACGAGGTCACAGACGCCCTCGACCCAGACATCGGACGAAGCCTGCTTGCGCCACAGGTCCAGCAGCCACATCTTGCCTTCCGGATCGACGCCCACGATCACATGCACCGTGTAGTCGCCGCCGTCGCTCGTGACCGCGTAGTCGCTCGCCCCGTAGACGTTGAGCGTGGCGCGCGCCGGCGCCTTCGTATACGGCCGCAGCCACTCCTCCTTGAAGTAGTCTCCGGTCTCGGGCGTCGGGCGCTGCTGGTAGAGTGCGCTCCAGTTGCGCGGGATCTGGGTGGCCTTTTCCCGCGCCAGGAACTTGGCGTAGCCGTAGGCGTCATCCCACAGCCATTCGCCGGGCGCGCGGCCCAGCGGATCGTTCTCCTCGGCCTCGGCCGGCAGCGACAGCACGCTCCAGCGGTCGCCGCTGCCCTTGGCCATCTCCTCAAGTACCCGGCCGGCAAGGTCGTCCTCGTGCCATCTGGTCTGAATCAGCACAACGAAGCCGCCAGGGCGCAGCCGCGTCAGCAGGTCCGATTTGTACCACTCCCAGGTCCGCTCCCTCACCGTCTCGGAGTCCGCGTCCTCGCGCGACCGGATCGGGTCGTCGATGATGGCACCATCGGCGCGGAAGCCGGTGATGCCCGTTCCAACGCCTGCCGCATAGTATTCGCCACCCGACGCAAGCGCCCAGCGTCCCGCTGCTTGGCTGTCTTGCGAAAGAACCGCCGCCAGCGTCGGGCCATGCTCGGCGATCAGATTGCGGACCTTGCGGCCCCACTTCTGCGCCAGCTCGGTGGTGTGCGAGGCCGCAATGATCGAGCGGCCAGGCGCACGAGCCATGAACCATGGCGGAAACAGTATCGAGCCGTAAGTCGACTTGGCCGAGCCGGGCGGCATAAAGACAGCCAGACGATCGATTTCGCCATTGGCAACCTGCGTCAGCTTCTCGATCAGCAACCGATGGTGCCGCGCCGGCTCATAGCCGCAGTGGCGCGCCCAGGCTACCAGCGAAGCCCTAATGCGTCGTCGTTTCAGGAGCTGGCGCGCCGCCGTCTGTGGTGAGATAGGCGGCAAGCTCGTCGTCGGTGAGCTGTTCAACATTGCGGTTCAGATGCTCGCTCTTCTCGATCCGCATGCCCGAGAGAATGCCCTTCTCCTTGATGGCGGCGACGGCTGCGGCGGGATTTTTGATCTT